TACATTCTCAGCTTCTTCAGCACCCTGGTAGAAATGTTTTAGATCTGTCCTGGACGCAAGACGTGGATCCAAAACTCCAGAATTAAAAGAAGTTTGCAGCGTAATAACCTTTGGCATTACTGGCGGGCCTCAATAAATGGAGAATCAATAATAGCTTTGGTTGGTCGGGCCTGGGAATCGGTAAACCTGGCTCGTCTTAAATTGTAGTCAAACATGCGTCGATACTCTTCTGCTTTAGATGAGTTATCAGTGATCGCAATAGCAAAGACTGAAGCAAGAAGGTATTCTAAAACTCTTTGAAAATAAGCGGGCATTTCCGCTTCTGGAGCTTTATAAATATAATCAAGCGATACTTCGGATGAATTTGTATAGATCTTATCTTCATAGATCTCATACGGCATATTTGGATAAACTGATGTTGCAATAATATAATCAGCCGGAAGCTGATAAGCATAATCCCAGGTATTAATTGGGGCAGCTACTAGCTGTGATAAAGCGACTTTAGCTGAAGCAAAGCGCCATCGATGTTGTGATAACAGATCTTTATAAGTGGTTTCATATAAAGCATCTGCAATATTGGCTCCGGCTCCACCATCTGTGAAACTAGCGATTGAGCCATGGCCTATCAAATTTAATGCGTTAGAACATATCTCAATTGATGTTGCCATAATTTATTCCTTAAAAAAAATGGCAGTACCCCATAATTGGAATACCACCATTCGTTACAACTTAATTACTCTTGCCAGCTGATAGAAACAAGTCCATCTGCATCGCGAACAACAGCACCAGCTTTCATCATTCCGTTACATAACCATGATGTTTTCTGAGGAACCCAATCTACTTTCGCAGTGATTTCCATTCCAGTTGCTAGTCCAACTGCTGAAGAATGCCAAGCAAAACCTTCACGTACACTTGAAGCAATATCAAGTCCACCTTCCGCGCGTGTTTCAATTACGTGGAATTTGAATCCCATGAAAGTGTCTAGCTCGCCAGATACCAAAGCACGAACAGAGTTGTAGTCTGAACTTGTAACTTGAGTAACACCTAATAGATCTTCAAGACCAGCTGCTGATACTGCGATGTGACGATCGCTACCTGGTACTCCTTTATCAGTGAGAGATTTTGAAGCTGTTATAAGCTTGGCTAGAGTTAATCCCGCTGAACCATGGGCAATTGTAGTACCCGCAGTTGCTGCGTCCATTGCATCTAAAATAAGTTGGTCACGACGACGACCAAGAGCACCAGCAATAGTTTGCTGAAGTTCAGTTTTTTCGTCAAAGTTAACTTCTTTCTGATCAAAAATATCAGTGTATTCTGGAGCATTCCAGTTTCCTAGAGTACAGCTGATCAAAGAATGAGCAATACCCATAGCAACAACATCAGCTGAAGTAGCTTTCTGATTTGCTAGGCCTTTACCCATTGCTCTGAATTTATAAATATCACCAATAACGTCATTACGATTCGTTACAGTGTCCTTTAGACCGCCAGCTGATTGAAACACATGCTTCACTTCACTGTCGAATAGCTGCTGGGCAGCTGATGATAAACTTGCGGACATAAGTCCTCCTTTATAGTTAGATTAATATTACCTTTTTGCCGGGTGTCCACTAATGCGGGCCGAAGTCCTTCCTGGCTGGGTTCTATAAAGAAGTGTCCAATGGTTGGATTTTCTCTGATTATAAGCTACAAATCGTTTCTTGTGCAACAAATTGTATCTTTTTTTTAGTAGTTACTTAGGGTAACTAATCCCACTATTTGCCTAATAAAGCCGGAGAAATATATGAGAGCTATTAAACCTCATTAGAATGGCAGTGAACCTGGGAGTAGTTTTTATACGCTTCGTATCCCTCATTGTATTGTTGTAGTATCTCTTCTTTGGCATACACAAGATCATGTGGTTTGCCATCTCTCGCACAAAACCATCCTATTTGCCAAGCATAGGGTTTTGTTTTATACCGGGTTAATGATTCACTCTCCATAAAATGATTTGTATTTCTCCGCGACTTCTCTGCGGAACTCTGGTGAAGTTTGATATTTAGGATCTTTAACCATTTCATCTAAAGCACCAGCTGTTACCCCCGGATCTCTCACTGTATTTGATGTTGGCATTTTGCCTTCAGCTGTTTTAGCAATTAAAGCTTCCAGAACTTGAACACCTTGAGCCGATGTAGCTAAACCCTTGAAGCCTTCATATTGATCTGGAGTGAGATTACCTTTACCCCAATCACCAAGATCTTTTAACCTGGCATTTGCATTCTTACCTAATGCCTGGATCTCAATGTTTTTTGCTTCTTCTGGATTATTAGCTTCTACTTCCATCTTCACAAAACCATGGAGCATCTCGGAAAATGTTTCTTGACTCATATTGGATTCTTTTGCTGCAGCCTGGAACCATTCAACGCGAGGATCTTCCATATCAAATTCACCGCCAATTCCTTCTGGCAAGGTCATTTCATATTCGCCTTCTGGTGATCCAGTGAAGCCGCCTAGCTTTTTCTCAATTTCAGTATAAGCTTTCGCCTGGTCCTCAACTGATTTGTATTTTTCTTTCAGCCACTCTGGTCTTTCACCATCATCTGCTGATGCTTCAACCTCAGTGGATTCAACTACTTCTTCAGTTGCAGCTTCCTCAACTGGAGTGTCGTCTATCAAAGTTTCTTCTTCGCTCATATTTATCTCCAAAGTTATTTTTTATCTGCCAAAGACAACTGATCAATGATCTGCCTCACAATGTTGTTTTGACCTTCTCTAATCCCGGCACTAAATTGTGTCGAGTTTGGATTCAATACTGGTTTATCAATCGTAATAGATTTCAACCGATCCAGGACATACTTCCCCGAATCTGTATTGAAGCACTGTTGAAACTGCCCCGCTATTTCACGCGACTTGGCTTCGTTTTCTTTTCTGGCTTTTTGTATTTCTTTACCATCAAGATCTAATTTATCCCAGCTGCTGCTCTCCGCCACCTTGCATCTCCTGTGCTTGTGCTTGTTGCTGTTGCATTGCTTCCTCGGCTTGTGCCTGGATCTCAGCTCTCTCTTCTGATGAACGCAACAGTTCTTGATCTATACCAAGCTTCTTACCTATATAGTTCGGCATATCTTCCATCTTAGTTCCTAACGCAAATACTTCTGGTCCAAGGGCCATAGCCATTTCCATGTACTGTTGGACCGCTAACATATCTTCTTGATCCTGGGCCCTGGCTAATGGTGAAGTGTGTTTTATTGTTACCTCACGACCATCAACTTTGAAGTCGCCAAGCTTGCCATTCTTTTTAAGAATATAAACTGATCGCTTAATGATCTTTTCAATAAACTCAGTCTGCAGCCTGGAGAATGCTGATCCAGCATCCATCACTAATTCTTGACCACGCATTGACATTTCAGTGGCTGTCTTAGTTGGTGAGTCCATACCGCCATAAGGATCTGCGAATAGACATTTATTAATACTTTCTCTTAGATCCTCCATGACTAACTCAGATACATTGAAGTCACCAGCTCTTTCAAGCGGTTTCAATGTTGGATTAGAGTTGTCATTAGAACCGACCGGGATGGCTGTGCCTGGCTCCAGGTTGATGTTATATGGATTGATAACTCCATCATCAGTTACTGTGTAGATCCCAGAAATAGCCAGAGCTGCATTTCTTAATGAAAACTCACTGACTTTATTTACTGTTTTGATCGCTGGCAGCACTTGCATTACTCTACCTCGACCAAGGATCTCACCTGGTACAACCATTTCCCGGAATACGATCCAAGGAGAAACTTCATAGAATCTTGTGAATACAATCTTTTCATGCTCTTGTTCGATCACGCATTGATAGTAAGCGTTCTCTTTTGGAGCATATACAGTACCTTCAACCAACTCGATCTTGGCATCTGGTTTATCTTTAGCTTTCCTTGCAGCTTCATCGGATAGTTCAGCACCAGGCCAAATTCTCTCTATGTGCCTGGCTGGAACTGAATGCTTTCTCCAGACTGTTTCAATTGATCCTTTCGGACCTTCTTCTGGAAATAGATCTGCCAATGGGACTGCAGTGAAGTGTAATAATGAATCACCACCTGGCTCGGCTTCTTCTAACATCAAAGCGCCTGTTGAAACGCTGAGATCTAGTAAAGCTTCGTGTGCCTGGGTAGCAAAGTTTGAATGATTGATATGATCAAATAGAATATCGTTGGCTTCATCTAAATATTCCTGGACTTCATCTTCATCTTCAACGATCTCAGATCCAACAACCAGTTTGGTCCATTGGCGCCAGGGTGGAATTAGAGTAGCTTGAAGTCTTGAAGCAAACTTCTGAACACCCATGACTGCTGTTGAATCATAGATGTCGACGTTCTTCTTTTGACCTGGAGTGTGAAGGGAAAAGTTCTCACGCTGCGGTAGAGCATAGTCGTAGCATTCTCTTAGATGATTAATCCAGGGATCCTTGCGACTCGTGGCAGCTTTATATCTTGCAAGTAGTTCTTTGACTGTTCCCAGTTCTTTAGGAATATTAAACTTAGCCATATTAACCGCCTAGTGTGTCAGTAATACCTCTTTCATCACCAGAAATCAAACTGAACCGACCTTTCTTCTTTCTCGTGCGCGCTTTTTCACGAGCTTCAATTTGTGCGTCAAGCTTCGCATCTTCTTTCTCTTGTCTAATATCAGCTTTAGTTTTTGCTGGTGGTGGTGGTGGTGCGCTGCGTCTTTTGCCCATGGTGCTCCTTTATTAAATATTTATATAATTGATATGCGGTATAAATATGCCAAGTTCTTATTCCACCAATACCCAATAAAGCTTTCATTTGTTCAACACACGTACATAATGTTGGGTACGGATTCCGGATCCTAGTATTATCACGACGAATATTAACGTGGATTATAACACTACAATCAGTATCTTTGACTACATTTTGTATATTATCTTTTGGACCAAATGCTAATATCTCAATATCTGTCCCTCCAAGCCTTGGATTAAAGAGGATCCAATTGAATCCATCCCAACGAACTGCCCAGACGTGTCGGTACCCTGGTTTTAATAATTTGGAAAGTTTCCAGGGCATATCTCCATGCTCGAAGATCACATACCATTCAGCTGTGTCATACTTCCACTCTTCGATGAGGGAATGCTTGAGCCAACTCAAAAGACCTTCCAATCTTGCTTGAGTACAGCTGGACCGGTCATACCTTCATGACGTTTGTCGATCCAGGCAACAGCAAAGTATCGGAACGCATCAGCTCCATGTGAGCTCCAATCATGAAGCGGACGATCTTTATAAACTCGTTTGTCCTCGTCATACTCGCATCGGTAATAACTCAGAGCTCGAATACCATCAGCGCAGCGCTTCTCATCAAAGTAACATCTGGGAAGTATTCGCCTGGCTGCTTCAATACCATCCATGATCGGAAGATTTGGTGTGACTCGGAAGTTGATTCCCATTTGACGCGCTTGATCTTTACGAGATTTACCACTGGTCAGCTCTCTGACTTTAATATCATGTGGGGCCCAGTGATCTCCAAAGGTTATGCTGTGAGTATCTCGAAAATCATGCAGCCAATTGATGTAATGCTGCAAACCTTCACCGCTGTTTTCATAGTAACCGACAACTCTAAGCTCCGTTCCAGCTCTCTGTATCAGCCAAATTGAAGTTGCGTCCGCGATACCTAGATCCCAGAATGAATTTACAGGCAGCACTGGATCGATCGGAACCTTGGTGATCCTGTTATCTTCACGAGCTGCTTCGATCTGCCTGGCATAGTAAGCTCCCTTTCGATTTTCAAGTGGTTCTCCGAGCCAAATGTGTTTATATAGAGCTTTATCAACTTTCTCCAGGTGCAGCCGTTCTTTCTCCAGCTCTGGCGGAAACCAGGGATTGTCAGAATAGTTGACTTTGACAACGTATGAGTCCTCTGGCGGATTGACCACGAATCGTTGATAAGTTGGATCCAGCAGATCTTGAGCATTAAAGGAAATCCAGATCTCAGATCCTGGTGCTCGAATCGTCGGAACGAGTGTGTCATAACTTGACGCAGTGATCTTTTCAGCTTCTTCCAACCAAACGATCTGGATTCCTTCCATTGATTTTATCTTAGTAATGTTTGAGCGTAAACCTTCAAAGCTAAACCTTGATCCATTACGGCCAATGATCTGTGTCTTTTGTACTTCAAAGAAATCTTCCAGGCCCATTCGCTCGATCGTATCAGCAAGTAGCTGCAGCACTGAGTCATTGATCGACTTCTGAATCTCCCTGGCGCATAAGATCCTTGTTTTGTCTTTGTAAGCTCTGAGCACCAGCAGCTGTGCGATCGTCCAGGATTTTGAAGATCCTCGTCCACCATGGCATATTTTATAGCGATGGGGTTCTAGGAAGGGTTCAAACTTCTCAGTGATTTGTATGCGGAGTTTCGTCGTCGTCATTTGCAATTTGATCGTGATAATGAACCATATCTACTACACAAGAATAGCACCAGGGACAAAAATTAACCTCAGTGATCCCAAAGATCCCCTCGATCCCGCCATCAGCTTCACTGTATTCTGACGCGCAGACGTTGCAAGTATGTTCTACCGCAGCCATTGCATTTGATGGATTATGTAAGGAGCATAACCAAACCAGAAACCTATAAAGATCCCAAGATATAGTTTGTTTATTGGTTGCTTATGAACTTCTACTTCGATTGGATAATCCACCGGATGTTTAACTTTTATCATTTCTTAATATCTCCACTTGTATTGTTGCTGGCATTGGATTTTCTGGATCATTGGACACAACCTGTTTGTCTAGTCCATGGATCCTGGCTTTTACATTTAAAGCTGAGATTGCTGCACCAGGTTGGCCCAGAGATCTAGCTAATTGTCGATCTTCATCGAGTTCTTTTGAAAGTGATTCCACAGTGACTTCAAACTTTTTTTGTAGGTTCAGCTGCAGTTCTCCAACTCTTGTTGCTATCTTGTTGTTATCAAGAAGTGCTACAGCATTTCGATTTATTGTTGGTCCTTTCATCTTTTCACATTCATAACTGCGTCGATATGCTTCAGAAGCATTCCCAGTTTCAATGAAATTTTTACAAAACTTTTCTTGTTTAGTTGTTAACTTATTCATACTTTGGCCCACCACTGATCCTCTATAAATTTATATTCTTTATCAATACTAATCGTAAGTTTATTAATTAGTTCTACCACTTCTTCTAGCGAGTAAACAACCTCAACATGACCGCCCGCTTCTTGAATCCTTTTGATCATTCTTTTCTGAGCTTTACTCAACCGACCAGCTGCTGTTGTTGTCTTAGGTTTTTTAACTTCCAAACCAAGATACCTTCCACCCGATAAAATGAGAGTGAGATCTGGAACTCCAGGCTTTACTCCTTCAGATTTAAGTTTCTTTCCGGTTATTAAATTTCTACTTCCACCATTTGGCACCGCCCAATAACAAATACCTCTAAGATCTAAATAATCACAGATCGCTTTTTGGACCTGGTGCTCAACGTCGTTCACTTTTTCTTAGGGACCACTGTTTTCTCCATTATTTCTGCGAGCTTCACCATCCAAGGATCTGGCAATATTCCAGCATGTCTTTCAACTCCATTAATCCGATCTCTTATTTCCAACAAAGCTTTCTTTAGCTCTTCACTCATGCGTTACTCCTATTTAAAAAATATTCAATAATTCTTTTCTGGTGTTCATCTTTCATTTTATTAATACGATCACGTCTGTTATCTTGCTCTTGATCACTAACATCTAACCATTGAGGTTGAGCATGAAACTTGATCATCATATTTGATTCGTGAGCTGACCAGCCGCGCTCCTTTTTGTTATAGTTAATAAACCATTGGCGAATATAACCAGGTACTAAATGAAATGGATGATCAACAAAGAATCGATACTTTCCTTTATCATCAGCATTCATCCAGAGCCTAGAATAATCAACTTGATCTTCTTCTTGATGCTCCAGGGCATTTTGTAGTTTTGGCCGCCCTCCACAATATTCAACAAACTTAGGTAGCGAAGGTGCAAACTCAGATCCAGATCTGCGAACCAATTCAATCGCATGAAGAACATCAACAGATGGGATCCCACTCAAACCCTTAGACCATTCATCGATCATTAGTCCGGTCCATTCTTCATCCTCATCCATACGAGCTCCAAATGAAGGAAACATAACTTTAAACGTGGATAAAACTCTTGCTGCTATTTTTTTCTGTTCTGCTGCGATCATCTTGCAACCTCCTTTAATAAATTACGTCCAGCTTTACGACCAGGTGGTGTTTTCCGACCTCCTTGATCCTGTTCTTTAGATAACCAGGAATTAACAAACTTTAAGATCCCAGTTTTAGTTTTGCGCTTAGTTGGACTTCCATCTATCCAACCAACCATATTGCGCAGCTCTTGCTC